TTAAGCAACATTATGCATTTGAAATTCACGTATTTTGTTCTTCAGGTTTTCCGGTAAAGATGATATAAATTCTTCAACTTGTTGAGGTTTACAGTTTCTCTGTAACTCTTCAATTATGTCCTCAAGTAGCTCCTTTTCGGTGTGGGTACGGTCCCATAGAATCAGTATATTACCATCACATATTTCTTCTATCCTCTCTATTTCTCGACCGAGACCATAATAATAACGAAGTGTGACAGTTGTTTTTGAAAGGCTATCTTCTTCGTGATATACTAATTCGCCAATTACTTGCCCCTGGACATGTCTATAGCAAATGCTCTTGTAATGCTCAAAGAAAATATTATCAACTAAATCGCTAGGTTGAACCCCATCCGTAAGCATTACGTCTATTAATTTCTCAACTTTTTGCTTTGCGATACAATTAGCTGTCATTATATCATCCTCCCTAGTTCTTCTATTACTTGATTCATATATTTTTTCGATAACAATAGGGTTTCTGGCTCCCTGGTTTTGACCGGCCCATATCTTGAATAAACTCGTGCATTAACATATCTTACGAGGATGCCGTCATTTGGGGCTTCAGACGATAAGCCATTTATTTGTCCCTTGAATTTATTATACAAAGTCGATGCCTTGGGGTCTATTCCTTTAGATTCTAGAAGTTCCTGGACGGCCTCGTTTACACTGACAGTTAAAAATTGCCTGACTTTTTTTCTAAGTTGTTCCGGTCTCTTAGCAAGGAGCAACTCATCAATTTGTTTTCTCTGAGATGCCATTGTTTCTTTTCTTAAAGCTATTGTCATTACCTCTATCTCTTTTTCGCCAAGTCCAGCCGCTTTTAGTTTAGCTATCGTTTCGGTTATTTCTGATTCAACTGTCTTGCGGGCGTTTTCAAACATTTCGTTAAAATCAATATCGGAAAGATATGAATCTCTATCACTAACAAACCCATCGCCTATCTCCACATTTGCATAATAAACTTCTCTTTTCGTATACTCTGTTTCCGAAATAGAATACTCTTTGATAGGTATTTTTTTGCTCTTATCTACTTCTTGGGCAAAATGTTTCCACATAGCATCCAGACCGGTTTCCTCGTGGTAGATAACAACAGCATTATTATCAATTGCGAAATCTGTAATTTCGTCGTCCGGGATCGCCCGCAAAACACGCCCCACAACTTGAGCAAATGCGTTAAGGCTTCTGTATGGCCTGAAAAGAGCAAGAACGGTTAAATATTTATGGTCATACCCTTCCATTAACATGTTTACTGAAACAATAACATCGCATAGATTGTCTTCAATGGTTAAAAAGCGTCTTTCAAGTTCTTCATCATCGTCGATTTTGCTATGTATAATTACTACTCTTTGCCCTTTTTCTGCATACCAGATTGCTACATCTTCCGCATGATTTATACTACAAGCAACTGCCAAGATTTTGTGCGGTATATGGGGAGAAAACTCCTTAAGTTTATTGAGATGATCTATACTTTGCTCAATTACTTCCATTGAGCATTCCTTTGATAAGGCTACGGATTTTTCTACCCACTCACGTTCCTTTAATACAAGTACTTGATCCTTTGTATACTTTGTTGGGTCCCCCGGGATTTGAAAATACATATCATTATTATTCGTAGATGCTTTTCTTAGCCATTTTACATACCGTAGGGCCATGACCTCTGATAACGGCGTATTGTGGATCTCCTCACCCGGTATTTCTCTATGATCTCCTCTATATGGCGTTCCTGTTACATGAAGTTTTTTAGCACTGTTAAAATACTCTAATGCAGATCTCCAGCTATCTGCAGCGGAATGATGGGCTTCATCGATAATTACCATATCAAAAAAATCTGAGGGCACTACTTTAAGCAAGGAATTAGCTGAGCTAGAGTATAACTTATGAACATTAGCTATAACAAAATCACATTTATCTAAACTGGACTTAAGCATTTCTGAAGAGTATTCCTCAACCACAGGTAAATCTTCAGGATCTAAGAGCACGTCACAATTCAACCAAAAATTATCTTCAAGCGGGTGTAATGTTTTCACAACGCTCTTTTTTGTAACTAAGCCCGGCGTGATTACTAATACCCTACCATGGGCAACACCATACGGAGCAATTGATATTAAGCCGCTCTTACCGGTTCCCGTCGGAAGAACTACTAACGCTTCTCCATCAGGGTTGTCTGTGAAATATTCTTTTATTTTTAAATATGCTTCTATTTGAGGTTCTCGCAGCTTTTTGTTGCCTATTATATTTGGAACAATTTCATTAAAATAATCCATGAATATCACTCCTACGTAAAATATACCAATACATTTATTTCTATTTCTACGCAGGAGTAAAATCCCCTTCTCTTTTTTCCATAAATATTGTATGCCGGGGTTTTCCCCAACTATCCACCCATCACTACATCGCTACTCACCTGACTCATTTGACCCGCTCCGTCGTCTAGTAATAAGCCATAAACCATAAAAGCCGGGGCATTACGCCCCGGCTTTGACTTTGCCCGCATCGTATATCCCGCAAGCTGACGCTCCGATCATCACACCGGCCACAACAACAGCGACAGCTGGCACACCATAAACCAGATACTGAGTCACATCCATCGCGCCTATTTCCCCCTCTCCACTATCACCGTGCTGGTCTTAGGGTCCCAGCTTACTTTAGCTCCCAGGGACTCAGCCAATGTCCTGAGCGGCGCAAAGCTAACGTCCTTGTCCCCAACTTTGGCAATATGACCATCAGACAGCAGTTTACCGTCTACCATGATTTTTACTGGTGTCAGCATTTCATCATCTCCTTTTAAATCGCTAAATAGCCTTATCCATGGGAATCCTGGGCCTGGATCATTTCGCCTATTGACCGAGTCTATCCGATAGTGCCCAATGATATGATCCTGGTCGACCGGTATCCCGTGCTTGGCTACCAACTGCCGGTGTAGCCATAGCGTAGCCTGGTACTGAGCCTCTGTGAGAGCTTCCCCAGCCAGGGCCTCATGCTCAATACCAATGGTGTAGTAATTAGGATTACTGCCGTCATACAGTGGCCAGTTTGGAGTCTTAACAATACCCGCGTGCCAGGCTATGTTTTCATCAGCTACCATTTGATAGATTAGTCCGGTCTTGGTAACCAAGTAATGGGCGCTGGCCTTGGCTGCCGGGTTCTGCAGCCAGGACAAGGTACCCGGCATGAGGCCGGCAGTAATGTGGTTGACTATGGCAATAATCTTTTTACCCTTGCGTCCAGGAGTAAAGTTTGGGCTGGGTGTCGGTTTGATCTGCATATAATACCTCCTCTCTATAGTGGTCCTTCTTGATTTTGATTAGTCTGGCCAGGATCTATAGAACCGTCACAAAGGGTTTCAAGTTTCCGCTTTGAGAACACCGAGATCCAGGTGAACGTCTCCACTCCAGCCTCCCGGAAGTTTTCAGCCATGCTCCATATCTCCACCAGGAACAGGATGGAGTAGATCACGCTGCCGAAAAACTGAGCTGCCGCATCATACCCAAAAACATACTTACCCTGGGCAGCTATGATGCACATAAAGAAGTACGCTGTGATCTTAACGGCCGTACCCTTGAACATTGCATCAGACTTTATATGCCCCTCAGTAACTGCTAAGAAAAATCCCCCGTGGTTCTTTGCCTCCGCGAACATGCGGCTAATCAGATCCAAAATCACGGCGATCCACAATGCATAGAGAGGGGCTCCTGGATCGACCAAATAGCAGAGTGCCCCCAGTAAAAAACCACCCAGCTGCGCCAGGTGGTTACTAGAGATCTTGCCAAATGTATTACCGAACATCAACAATACCCCAAGTTATATCATCTCCTCCCGTCAAATAAAAAATAGCTACTCCAGAGGAGCAGCATATTTAAAACAAATTTTAGTTTTTAAAGGATTTGTTGTATAAATGTCGAAACTGGTATAAAAAACCAGCTAGGAGGTAATCTAATGGCTAGTAGTAATGACGGGCATGAATCACCAAAACCCATCTCATCTGGAACAACATCCGGAACAACAAATGAAGTTAATTCCAGAACACCTTCTGAAGTTGCCTCAACTCCGTTTGCTGAACGCGGTGGTTCCCAGCCCTCTCTTACATCAGACGCGGGTAAGACCGCAACCCCGCCGCCTAAAACCGATTAATTCTTTAATACACCCATTTCTTTTAGCTTTGTTATATATTCTGACGTATCATATAATTTTATAAGCGTGTCGCTATCCAAGTGATAGTACACGCTTTCTACTTTATTTAAGTATTCATGCCATTTATCCGCGACGTCTATGGCATCAATTTTTAGTTCCCGCGGTTCATTTCCTAACGAGAAATCTCTTAAGAATCCCTTTACTGAGCTGCCATCACTACGGATTATTTCGATTACTGGTTCGTTTCTATTATTAAAACATTTATCCCATGGAGAAGGAGCGCCAAGTAAATCTGCTTTACCATGTGATTTTCGTAATGAATTCAGAAAATCATAATAAACTGTATCTTCATTTCTCTGGTAAGCTATAATTCGACCAACAATTATACCGGCAATTAAAGAAAACATTAGGTATAGCATAATAAAACTAATAGAATGTAGTTTTTCGGAAAAGACATTTAATGTATATAGTTCCCATTTACTTGTACACCAAAATAACACAGATACTGAATTTGCAAGCATTAACAATGCCCATGTTATGCCAAATGCAGGTACATTGAATACCAGCGCCCTAAAGACCCATTCGTAATCTGTTTTGCTGCTTTTTGATTGAGCGGTTATGGCTTGATCTATGTACATTGCCACCATTCCAGGCATCAGCATTAATAATAGAATTATGATTTCCATAAATATCACCTCCAGTTGAATTTACCAGATATACTGTTATTTTTCTATTGCTTGCTTCAATATTCCCACATCCCATGAAGAGCTTTTTATCCTTTTACATCAAAAAATTCGGGGGCACAACAAAACATCAAACTCTCAGGATGTCATTTCTAAGCTATTACTGAATATGAAAATGTTATGCCCTGGGCATAGAATATCTGATCAGTTTCAACAAAGTGTGATCCTGGTTGCCAGTAATTCGGGAATCGGTGTTCGGTCTTCCACTTGTTCTTAAGCTGATAATATGCACGTACTTTGAACTTTGGAGTACTGCCGGTTTGCTTTTCTATCACCTTAAGGACAAATTTGGGATTCCCTACTGGGCTTATGGTTACAGTTGACTCGTCGTCCATATTCAGCGTAAAGCTTTCGGGCAATTCATAATTTTTAACACTTAACAACACTTGATAGTTGATATTTTCCCATTCGGCAGGAAGCGTTACCCAAACATCGGCAATAACATTTATAACGTCATCCTCCGTTATGCTGTCCATGCCGTTGTCGTTCACGCCATTGCCAAGTCCATATTTACTTAACCCACCTGAAGCATATGAAGCATAATTACAGTACGGTTGGTATCCATCGACATGAGTACCATAATAGTATTCATCATCATGTACAGGGAATTCTACCGGTCCGTCCCACGTCACCCAACGCTTAAGTATCAGAGAACAACTTCCGTCAGTGCTGGCCTCCCCGCCGGCAACCATGAACAAATAATTCTTTTGGGTATTGGCGATGTGTCGGAGAAGACCGTCCGCGTCCATGGTTGTGTAGCTACCATCGGTATGCAGGGCTTTAAATCCGTATTTACCATCGGTGTGCTGGCCATTATGGGTCCGTAAATTACCCGATCCGTCATAAACCTTGAAGCCATCGGACTCCATCCGGGCATAGTCCGGTAGGTTATGAGGTGTATCACTCTCATTGTGTGCTGCGACCGCTGAATCATCTGTGTATTTGCTGGCTTTCTCCCAGTCGGACAGATCAAATGCGACCACTTCACCGATTGGAAACTGGGCGTTGAAGAAGCTACCTGCCACCGGTATTTTGGCGGTTATACACCGGTATATTTCGCCGTCTGGGCCCCCGGTCCAGAGATCTCCCACCTCATATGGCGGGACCAGCTGTGACGTAAACACCCGCTTTTTGAGACTGGCGGAACTGCTGGCTCCGGAAGCTATTGCATAGGCGTCAGCGGCCAGCTGATCCTCCAGTGAGGTCCAGGAGTTGTTTGTGCCGTCATAGCGCTTGATTACCTTAGTTGTGGGCGAAAACCATAGATCGCCTGTATGCTTTGTTCTATCGGCCTCCGGCCATGTATTGGGCGCGTTGTCCTGGTACCAGGTCTCGATTTTGCTGTCAGCTGCAGTTAGGGCATCCTTGGCCTTTTGCAGCGCCTCAGCGGCTACTGTATCGGCTATTTCCTGCCAGGTGTAGGTTGTGCCATCCTTGATAAACCGATATGCGTACCCAGAGGCCGTATCATAGTAGATATCGCCCAGGTGTTCATCCTTTAAGGTGGTAGTAGTCCATTCGCTAGCCGGCGCGTTGGATAGAGTCGGGACCCCGGAATAAAACCATGTTTCGATTTTGCCATCGATCTGAGCCTGCAGGGCTTCGGCCAAGGTATCGGCGTACGCTTTAGCTTCGGTCAGCTTCTGGATTGCATCAGTCTTGGTTTCTTTCTCAGCAGGATCGTATCCGGCTTCAAAGTTACAGGCCTCTCCTACCTGAATGAATCCTGCCCTGATCATACCTGCTACTATTTCGTCACCAGTAAAACCGCGTCCATCTCCAAAGGTTCGCCAGGCCCAGGCATCTCCTGTCTTTGAATTTGCCAGGGCGAAGATCCCGCCTCCCAGTTTCATGGCCTTGGTAGCCTGGGCAAAAGTCGGGGCATCCAAAATCAAAATGCCATCGGTCCCATTCTGGAAAACATAAGCGCCGGTATTCTCAATCTCGTTCCTGAGTACACTGATACGGCCATCCAGCCAGTTTGTGTTATACGGCTTATTTTCCAGGTCTGATACCCTCTGCTGAGTATTGATATTGGCCGTAACAATGGATGGCGCGAAGCTGCCAAGAACGATATTAGTCTGCTCCGTGCTCAGTAAGTCCCGTTCCAGTTCCACCAGCCGGGCAGAGACAAGCAATTCCGGCTTAAATTCCCGGTCTATAACCCTGTTTACGTCACCCAGGCGGGCAGCCTCATGGCTGTACCCGGCCAGGGTCTCCAGTGCCGTGACTTTGCCACGATAGGTTACCCTGGGTGCCAGCTGGCCCTGGAGTGCTGTCCAGGTCTTGTGCAACAGTTTAGCGGCATCAGTTTCCTCATCGTCCGTAAACACCTCATACCGGTGCCTACCTCCGGGACGTCCCCATCTGGCCAAAGCCGTCGGATCTCCTACCCACTCCTGACCTGCCGGTTTGTCTACCGGATCGCCGCCGGCTACTGACCAAACGACATCGGCAAAAGTAAGCCTCCGGCCATAGCCGGTACCAGACTCAGTCTCCACCCCTTTGCCCCGGCCATAAAGAGCCGTATTCACCGGTGCGATATCTTCCTCCCGCTCAAATTCCAGCATGTCCTTCCCGTAGACAAACTGTTTCCCGGTGTCGGTACCGCGCATGGCCAAAAGGTCAACATAGCGAGTGATGATGCAGCTTACAACAACACAGCGCCACTTCAGTTCACCTTTCCAGGCAATGGCTACTTTTTGTACTCCGGATAATGCTGATTCATAATAAGCTGTGGCCGATGCTATCCCCAGATCATCAACGATTCCCACATTCCAGCGAGTACCCTCCAGCATGGCAACCATGGCTGATCTGGCAGTCGATGACGGGCGCTTATCAGTTACAATGTCGTCGACCAACTCATAAAATATGTGTTCACAAAATGCTGTCCTTGTCAGACCGTCACCGTGAAGATCGACTAAGCGTTTGATTTCGAAAAACTGCCAGTCCGCGTCCGGGTCTTTGAATCCGACCAGGTTACCGGTCTGTACATAAGCAGCATCGCTCTGATCCGCGGGAACCGTAAACCTGAATGTATTGTCGCCGTTAAGCTTCTCATAATGCTTCGCATCCCAATATGGGCATCCTGATGCCGGTTCCCTGTCAATCTCTGCGGGAAATGCAGCCATAAGAAAAGCCCGGCTAGTTGTGGTTGCCGGGCTGGTGGATCGGGTGAAATCAGGTTTAAGGAGCGCTATTAATTTTTCATCCGGGTCAAATATGTAGAGCATATTATCACTCCATTATTGATCTGCTTATTCAACTAACGCTATTCTGAGAGTTATATAAATCCCTGCTCTCGCCATAAGGCCGCACTTTCGGACCAAAATTCGTCGATGCCCTGGAGTGCAGCAAACGGCTCAGCAGATAAAGGCACTTCGGCGTTGGCTATGTCAGGATAATTTGTAGCCAACCATTCGGGGGCGACTTCCCCCTCGACCGGTTGACCGTCGTTACTACCGGCTACCGGTAGAATGATTTTTCCGCGATTATTCTTTGGTAATGCGTCAACAAACTTCATATTCCATCCTCCTTATGGTTTGGCTTCGTAGTGCCTGTAGATATAGATATCATATGTATTTGAGCCGGATCTCTCGTTTTTCAGCCGAATAGTTGCTAATAGCGATTTTGGTCGGAACGGAGTGCTGACAGCTCTCAAATTTCCCAGATATACACTACTTAAAGCGTCTACAGCTCCACCCGCTGTCTGTGTGACTTCTCCGCCAGCTACCAGCGGCCATACGCGGAGTGTTACTTGACCATCCTCAGTAAGATCGTGTACCCCTAAAGAAATGTAGCTGCAATTTGTGCTGATTGCACTAGCAATGGCCACCTCTGCTCCAGCTGCTATGGCTATGCTGGAAGCTATTTTTGTTTCCGCTATATAATTTCCGGATAGCTGAAAATATGGCTTTAACGAAGTATCTATCCCTTTAAGCCATTGATAAAAAGCATTTATAATACCCTTCAACTTGATCCCTCCCTTTACCTAAACCTATACAGTGTGGCCCTGAAATTCAACGCTTGCGCGTCGGTATTTTTTATAAGGAATTTATAAGCATGGGATGATATGGGGAACTTCATAGTCATACGGACATGATTTAATGAACTAGCTATGTGGGTCCCATCATCAACTCTTATGTTGGAAAAATACCCAGTAGTATTGTCTTGACCTTCCCAAAATCCAGGGGCCATATACATTTCAAAATTCGGATTTCCTTCAGGCTGATACACGCTAAACGCCACCTCTTTCCACGGGGTGGTATCAGCATTGATAATGGTAAACATAGTTGTTGTAACACCAGAAGCGATATTTACGGCGGTAAGGCCCGTCTTTTCTACATACGGACCGACCTGTGCAACAGGCTGACTCCCGGTACCCGTTCCCTGGAGCTGTTTTATAAGCCCTTTCAATAGCGCCATTTGTGTAGCCGTAGTACTTGCCGGGTCAGTAATAGCAGTATCGGCCTTTGCTCCCTTAGTTACGTCTGAGCCATCAGGGATACCTATCTGGGACTGACCATTAGCATCCACCCTTTGGCGGACATAGACACCGCCGGCAGTCATGCCCCACATTATGCTATCAGAGCCATTACGCCCATTACCAAGCTCGGCTCCGGTTAAAACCTTATAGATATCATTAGTGACATCATGAAACTGAGGGACCGGCAAATTAAATGATTTTAAAATTTCCTTAGTGTTCCACGCCATTATTCTATCTCCTCTCTATAGGTATCTTGGCGTCCAGTAGATCGTTGTATTGCATTTACCGACCGGAGTTATGGCCAGGTTGTTACTGCCCAGCGCCAGTTTATAATCATCCATTCGGCTGTTTTGCCAGTCGAACAGGTTCATGGCCCTGACACCGTTATGCAAAACCGCACCGGTCAGGCAGTTGATCTCCAGGGTATCATTTGCCACAAAATCATGAACAACGCGGATATATTTACCGCTGCCCAGGGTTACTTTCCATTCACTCGCTACCGCCGTAAACGTCACCATAAATCGAGGTGGGGTTAAATTGGTACCGGCATTTACGATAGCGGCTGAATCGGTCACAAAAACCTGACTTTGCTCCGGGCCATAAGTATCCGGCTCACAGCGGAGAGTCAGGTCGAATTCCTGTGCAGTTACAAACCGGTCAGGATTAATTGGGCCGACAGCCTTTCCCATGAGATATTTGTCCGGTGTATCATCATAGCTAATAATTACTCGGTCAGTTGTATGTAGCCAGGCTGCCAGCTGATACTTCTTGGCCTGTAGTGCCTCCAGGCTTGTCTCGATATGGGCGCACCGCAATACATCCTGAATGTCGCCGCGCCCTCCGGGGAATAGATAACTGCCGTCCCTGCCGGGCAGGTTGACATAGACATCATTGTTAGCCGGCAGTATCTGGCGGGTTTTTGACTTCATAACCAAGCCGAATTCACTGCAATGGTGGCCGTTGATTATAAAACCGGGGGGGTTTATCATTTCTTGCCCACCGCCCTTGCACTGCCGTTTTCTACGACATATAATCCTTCGCTAATGGTCCGGCTATCAAGTTTAACAATAAGCTGGATCGGCGCGGGACTGGCAGCTGCCAATTGATTATTGCTTAATGTCCCTGATCCGATCAGTTTTCCTAATGCCTCAGCGATGATTCCCGGCAATTCCTCCAGCGGAGTTACTACTTCTCTGCGCTTTTCACTAACTCCAATAATTGAGGGATGATCGAAAATTCCACCTGTGTCATACCAGTTCACGTCAAAGTCAGGGATGGATATTGATTTCCCGGCTATGGTTTTGGTGTCCCAACCGATGGAAAAATGGGGAGTGGGAATATGTATGGATTTAAAACCGTCCACCAGCCGGTTAATGATATCCTTGCCCCAGTCCCAGGCCTGCGAGGGAATTGATTTTATATAGCTCCAGGTATCCTCCAGTTTGTTTTTAACTGTTGTATACAGATTGCTGGCTGAGGTGCCAACACTGCTGGTTATACTGGTCCAGACGTTACCAATACCGGTCTTAATCCCTTCCCATGCCGTGGTAGCCGCTTTTTTGATCTCTGTCCAGTTGTCAGCTATTTTTGTTGCCAGAAGAACCGCCCAACCGGCAGGACCTATGGCGATCAACAACAATTCATCTCCCCATTTTTTAAGGAAGTCCTTTATGCCATTCCAGATGCCGGTTGCTGTATCACTAATCGCTTTCCATGTTCCGGAAAGCGTCTCTTTGATTTCGTCCCAGTTTTTATACAGCAGAACCCCTATAGCTATAGCTCCGGCTATAGCAGCCACCGCAATGGCTATAGGTGCAACCAGCGCCCCGATAGATATGCCCATTGCTCCAGCTGTGATAGATAACGAGGCAAATAGACTGGCAGCACTACCGACAATTCCGAGCAGAGGCCCTATTGCCGCAATAATACCGACGATAGCCAACACTGCTTTTTTACCGCCTGGTGACAAATTGGAAAAGCCCTCAGCCATGGATTTTAGGGCAGGCGCGACAGTGTTTGTGATAATATCAGCTATTGGCAGTAGTGCAGGCCCGATTGCTGCCTGGATTGATCTTAAAGATTGCATGATCGCCAAGCCAGGGTTATTGTCTTCAATTGCTTTCCGAGCGGCCTCTGTAGCCCCCTCAAATTCATCCAAGCCCTTTACACCATCAGCCATAGCGGTGATTACTTGAGCTCTGACATCTTCCCACTGGGTACCGAATAAAGCTACACCAGCAGCATTCTGGGCTATTGGATCTTTCATGTTTGCCAGAGCCGCAATGGTGGCCATGAATGCCTTTTGAGCATCGTCTCCGCCTTTGGCTATTGCAGAGCCCATTTCCTGGGCATTCAGTCCTATAGCGGCAAACCCGTCGGCTGTTGTTTTGGAGCCATCCTGAGCCCTGATGTTGAACTCTTTCATGGCATCGCCAACTTTGTCGAGGTTCCATGCTCCAGCCTGGGCTCCGGATATCAGCATACCCAAAGCCTGATCGGCGCTTAACCCGAGACTAACAAATTGCGGTGAATACTCCCTGAGAGTATCCAGCAATTCACCGGAGAAGTCTCCGCCCTGCTGGAATCCGACTGTAATAAGGTCTAAGGCATCCTTGCCGCTGATCTTGAAATTCTTCATCATCACACCGGCTGCGCGGGTGACCTCGTTGACATCCTGATCAAAAACCTGAGCTATTGTCATAGCCCCTTCGGTTACTTCCTGCAGTTCTTTGTCAGCCATATCACCCATATTTTTGCGGACTGTAGCTATTGCCTGGTTTACCTCTTCAATGCTTTCACCGAATCCATTGGTCCATACTGACTTCGCTACTTTCTCAAGCTTTTCGGCTTCAGCCGCAGTTAGACCCAGTGATGCCTGTAGCTTTCCCTGGGCTGCCTCCGCATCTACCGCACCTTTCAGCATAACCCCGCCAGCGGCAACAATTGGCGCAGTTAATCCGACAGACAGTTTTTCTCCGGCACCTTTCATCTTATCGCCGGCAGCGTTAAGCCGATCACCCAGATTGTCGGCTTTCGCCCCGGTTTCCTCCAGCCGGTCTGCCAGGCCCTTTAGCTCTTGTTCCGTCTTGGCTATCTCTCGCTGGAATGCCCGGTATTGACCCTCGCTGATATCGCCCCTAGCAAATTGCTGATTTACTTGCTCCTGGGCTGCCCGGAGCCGGTCAAGCTTTTCGCCGGTGTTGGCCACGGCATCAGTAAGCAACTTCTGCTTTTGGGCCACCAGTTCTGTATTGGTGGGGTCCAGTTTCAAGAGCTTTTCAACCTGTTTCAACTCAGTTTGAATATCTTTCGATCTTTTATTGACATCACCCAGGGAGGCTTGCAGCCCCGTGGTTTCCGCACCGATTACTACATTTATCCCTTTAATGGTTTCAGCCATGGTCTCACCACCTTATTTTGCGAACTTTTCCCGGAGTCGTTTACGATCCGGGGCAGTCTGTTCGAGTATCCAGCACTTTTCAAGGTATTCCCGACCGTCTTCAGTCTGGTTTAGCCGGTAGATATAGGCATCCCGGAGCAGTAGTTGGAATTCATCTACCGGTAAACCTGGAATATCAAAGAAGCTGATCTGTGCATAATCACAAATCAGCTTCTCCGGCAGGGTAATAATGCGGTATTCAAACCCCTCACCGCCATTGTCTTCAGGGCAATGAGGGATTTTTAGTTTGGGTCTGAGAGTACCTGCTTAACCCATTTGCCATATTCGATGAAGAATTCTTTCAGGTCATCAAGATCAAAAAGTCTCATGTCTTCATCAGTTATCTCCGTTCCCTGCCGATTACTTTTCATTACCGTGGCAGCAGCCTCTTTAAGCTGATCATAATCAACAGAATAGGGATTCTTCGATATCTCTACCATGGAATCATAGACATCCATCGTAGGGCATGGTATCTGCAGCTTGGTTCCATTATGCAGGGCAACATCCCAGTATTTCTTTTTTCGCTTACTAAAATCAAGCATGATTACCCTCCTATGCTGCCGGGATCTCTTCCTGCAGGATTATCAGCGTTCCATCGGTATCACTTGGCTGAGCCTTGAACTCGGCATTGACAATGGTTTCCTTGTCTTTCGCAAAAGCCAGGGTGAAGCCGGCTTCATTGGTGCCTACAATGGTCACTCTCAGATCCCCGTCCTCAGCATCTTCATGGAGGAAGTGTATCACGTACTGTTTACCGTCATAGTTACCAATGCCCCCTATTTTCAGGGTCCGGATATGAGTTGTGGTGTCCTCGCTTACGGTTCCAGTTGAACAAAGTTTGTCCAGCTTGGTTAGATCCCAGGTCATGATTCCAGACTTCAGGATCGCTTCTTCTTCCGTGATGATCTTTTTGGATACCCGCCCCAGGTCATCTTTGGCCTCATAGAATTTCGGCTTATATTCAAGGCTCGCGCCGCCCTGGATATATCCCAGACGGTTTGCATCGGTTTCAAGTACGTTGTTGGCCGGGATGGTGCCTGTAAACTCGGCAATAAAGAGCTTTCCGCTGCCCAGTACTATTTTATCCATTATTAGGCCCTCCTTATTTTGTTCGTGGTTTCGAAAAAATAGGCTGTAAGGTAAAGTCCCTCGCTTTCAATCAGGTCATCGAAAGTCATAGTCCATTCAATTCCCTGATCATTTAGCCAGGCCTCGACTTTGCCCTGTGCCTGCAGGTCTTTTTTGACCGTGTAGATCTCTACAAGCCAGTTTGCTTGTCTGATCTCGTTTCGCTCATCACTCCCCCAGCCTCTTGCTCCAGCCTCGCGGAGTATGATATAGGGTAATGCAGGGGTTTCCTTAAAATCGTTGTGAGCCACCGGCATCCTAAATGTTTTCAGCCCAGCAATTAATTCAACCTGGGTCATGATCCATCCCCACCCCCGTTCTTGATAACGCGCTTAATGCGCCCCTCAAGCTGCGGTGCGTATTTGTCATATGCAGGTATCATGTGAGGTGTGCCTTTCACGCTCCCCTTGCCATTGGCTTTCTTATGGCCAAATTCCAAGAGATGCACCAGCCTATAGTGCTTTTTGTTCCAGATTACATATTTTCTGTAACCATGGCTGGCCAGGCATTTATCGGTTTTGACAAAACCTCTGGCGTACTTGCCGGTTCTACCATGCGGAGCATTCATAGCTGTATCCATAAGTATCTGATCAGCAACATTTGAACATGCTATGCCTACCCCTTCTGATACATCCTCGGTATACTCCTGAACTGCCTGAGTGATCTCGGCTGCCAGCTGGTCAATAGATATGTTAGCCATTGGCTGCCACCTTCTCACATATCAATTCAACTTCCTCGAAATTGGCTGAGTATGTTCGGATCACCTTATACTTGGTACCTTCATACTCCACCTGGGTTTCACCGAAGTATTCATAACCGTGAACCACAAAAATGATTTCGGGCTTCAGTCCGCTTGTGGCGGCATTATAGAATTCGGATCTACCTATCGACTTGACGCCGCACAGGACAACTGACTTAATTTCTTCACCGATCTGATTACCAACTTCATCAGTCTGCGGATTTCCGTTTTCATCTTTCGGGTATATCATTCCAATCAGTGTCAACTCGTTGTCATAGGTCATCAGGTACCACCCCCCGCCTGTTTGACAATAAGACTGTGCAGCCGAAACTGCAGATGCCTGGGCATCCCCGCATTACTGTCCTTGCTTTGGTACTGCCAGGTAACGTAATCGACCAGGAAAAGCGAATGAGAAGGGTTGGTGCCGTCAAGCACCAACCCCATATCCGCTATTTCGGCTATTGCGCCATTGACCCTGGCCGTTATATAGGTATCCCGGACAGTAGCAGTTATACCCAGACGATCCTTGACCAGTGCCAATATTGGTGCGCTATCCATCACATCACCTCATTAGGCCTTGGCAACAACCTGGGCGCTGCCGACCTTAATTGCTCTGCCGGCTGCATCGAATTCAACCACGGTAATGACCTTGCCGGTCGCCGCAGTGATATCGTCCGGAGAGGTAAAGGTCGTGAATCCAGTATTGCTATCACCGGACTTGACAGCTGCTACTTTGCCAAGCACCTTATAGCCCAGGGTAGTGCCGGAAGATTCGGCGCCCGTGACAGTGATCAGGGTATCACCAGAGGCGGTCCCGGCTACGGAGGTTACGGCCAGGGCTCCAAGCTCAGTATTGGCATAGTCGGTTACAAAGGTCTTGGAAGTCGTAGCGGATGCATTGGCGATATTCACGATGACAAAGCCCTCCCCAAATACCGGCATACCATCGTATCGTGCGGTACCCTTGAATACGGTCTGGTCCTCAACAAATTTGACATGCTCGGATACAGCGAACTGAGACCCGGAGCGCTCGGCCAGCAGGTACAGAGATCCGAAGCCTCCGATAATATCATTGTCCGGAATAAAGGGAAGCTCGATTATTTCCCCGCCTTCAATCGGCATAGTTCCATTCAGACCGGCTACCAGAGCTCCGGCAGCGTTAAAGGTGATTGCCTTCGACAACAGAGTCATACGGGTTTTCCGGTTCATAGCCCAGAAGGTTCCACCAACCGCATAGTTGGGCTCGGCAACTCCCAGGTCCAGAACCAGGGCTGCGAAAAATGCTTCAGCAGTCATGCCTGACGGATTGATCTTCAATATATGCGTGGAATGCAAATCAGTCCACGCCGGGGCATTGGTCCCCCAGTCGCTGGGCTTAGCGGTCTGAGCCAATCTGGTGGCAATACCGAGCGGCATCTTGATTCCGGTACCATACAGGATGGCCTTGTCAACAGCTAAGCCGATGGCCTGGCCCAGGATGTCCAGGATCTCATTGGCCAGGTTCAGATCGCTATCTTCCAGGGTGGAATTCGGTATCGGGATAAACCCGCCAACCTTATAACCATCAACCTCGATCTGGCTGAGGCTGAGAAGCAATTCATTCAGAGCGCCGACTGCTTCAGTCCAAACACCTTCAGGAACTGCTCCAGTGATATTCTGCCGGGCCTTGCCGCCAACAGATTTCAACCGTATCTTGGTGATCAGTTTGCTGTATCTGTAAAGGTTATCCCTTAACAGATCAAGCACAATATCCGGTATGGTCAGCTCTGCGCCGGTGGCAGCCCTCTGCTGCCCCTTGAACTCACGGACCCGAGCCAAGAAATCTTTGACCTCATCCCGGGCTATAAATGCGGTGCGCTGCTCTATGGTCATGCTCGCGCCCCTGAAAAAACCGTTTCTCATCCTTACTTCTCCTCCTTGATATAATTTGCCCCTATCAGTAGCCTGGGGTGCCGGTGCCGGGGGTGCGGCATCGGGACCTTTGCTGTTCAGCTGGTCCAGTTCACCCTCCAGGGTGGCTATCTCGCCCTCCAGCTTACTCTTCTTTTCATCAACGTCCTTCTGGTCGGCATCCAATTTCTCAATTTCCGCTTCAACCGCAGATATTTCTTCATCGGTTTTGGCTTCTTCAATGGCAGTCTCCAGCTCTTCAGAGCGTTTTTTCAGGGCTTCTTCCTGTTCCAATATCCCTGCCCGTTCGATTTTTCGCTGTTCAATCTTCCTGGACAACATCAATTGTTTGAGTGCCATGCCTTTAACCTCTCTTTCAGTTGGTTTTTTCTCTGCTCCCTGACCCGTTCATGGTGCTGGGCATACTCAGCTTTACGTGCCTGGATGCCCGTTTGTTCATAAGCCGGGAAGGTGCAGGGGCTTACTTCATGCAGATCAGCTTCCTGTATGGTCCACTTGACTGTTCCGTCTTGCCGCCAATCAGCTTCTTCTTTGTCAATATTGAAACCAAAACTGCACTGATCCACATCTCCACGTTTCACCCGTTCATAGAGGTTTACCGCATCCGAATCGTTGGGGTTGATTTTGATTCGCCCCCATAACCCATGGCTGTCTGCCTTTAACTCCAGTGTTCCGGCCTTATTTCTACCCAGAACCAGGGTTGTATCATGATTGATCAAGGCTCGGATGTCATTACCCAGGGTGTTATCAAAGGCACCTGGCGCTATCTCTTCAAAAGCCCCAGGCCACAGCTCGGTTTGCTGATTGAATACGGCGAAATATCCTTCTATGTACCTATCCTCGCTTTCCGGTTCAGCCCTGGTCTTCAGTTCGGTCTGCAGACTGCGGATCTGTTTTTCACTCCTCACCCTGTCCACCTCCATTCTTCAGTTTCTTTTGGTCCCCGATGGTCCCCAATGGAATGTAGTTTTCAAGTATCACATGCTCCGAGAGACCGGGGGCCGGGGGCATTCCCAACCAGTCCAGCACCTGGTTGCCTGTCATAATGCCGCGTACATACATATCGCTGCCCACCTCGGCCAGTTCCTTTATGTCATAGGCATAAAGGCTGCGCGGGTTGAACTTGAAGTACAGATCCGGGCTGTATAACAACTTCCTGCTCAGCTCCTGCTGTATCCCCTGGGCTATGGGCAGGATGGTGGAATTGATAAAGCTGTTGTATTCGTCTTTGTTGAAGCTCCCGACACCCAAGAAAAAGGCGGGAACTCCGAAGATTCCCGCTACAGTTCTTTTATCAAGTTGTACCGCGTCATTTAAAGCCAGATCGGTGAGGCTCAGGGGTTTGACCTGCTCTACCTTAACCAGTTCTGCCGGTACCACCCAGGGTTTCCCCTCACCAGTTTCACTAATGTACTTTTTAAGTATGGCATCGCGGCCTTCTTCACTTGCCAGTTCCTCGGTCATAGCATCCACCGCGACTATGACGCTGGGTTTCCACTTGTCGGACATAAAAGATTTTTTTGTTTTGGCTGCCTGCCGGAGATTATCAACTATCTCTTTCAGGACCACCCGATATCCGGTGCCTATGTAGGGCCTTTCCGGGTCCGGATTGACGATGAAATGCAGAACTTCATCATGACTGTATGACTGCCCCTTATACATTACCTGGTACCCTCCGGGCACATCAAAAAATGAGACCCCGGACGGCGACAAGGGGATCAGATCAGCAATCAGTCCATTCTCGACCTTCGGGTATACCACGCTGTTCCCTCGGCCTGCCAAAAGCATGGTATTCACGATGTTGTACACCCATGCCTTCCTGGTCATAAGGCTGTAGGGATCGATATCGATCTTCCGGGACAGTTCGTTTTTCACTCGGATATCGCCATCATCGGTATTCTGCATCAAGTGGATCGTCATGCTGGATATCAGATCCGCTATTTTGTGAGCAGCGATCTTAACCTCCGGGTTATCTGATAACCGGGTATAGCCGGAAATACACAGAGTATCATAAGCATCCGCAGTCATAAACCAACTCGCGGTGCTTGGAGTATCGGCCCTTATTTTCTGTTGGCCCTGCTTTGACTTTCTGCTCATGACCGCCCACCTTTCAGCCATTCAGTGGCTTTATTCGCTTTCTCAAGGTTCTCCAGCATGCGGATAGCCCCGAATACTGCAACGTCAAAAATATCTATTCTTAAATTTGGCAGAACCTTTTCGTACTGAATCATGTCATCTGTCTTCTCTATTCCCCGGACGTTCTGAACACAATACTCAAATGCCCCGGAATGAAGGTAATAGAAATTGCCGTCCTTGGCAGACTTCTCGATCCGGCGAAAGCCCTCGGACTTCTTATAGAAGTATTGGGGCTGATCTACCATCTTGAAGCCTTTTTTCTTCATGCCCAGGTAGAATTCGCGGCTGAATTTACGATCAAAGCCAACCGAGTGGATCTTGAAACCCATTTGCTTCATAGCCCAGAACCAGTTAATAATGTCGGCATAATTTACGGTTGGGCTATTGCACATATCCAACCATCCATCGTCTTTCCAACCAAATAGGGGAATGTTGTCTTCATCAGCTTTTTTAGCTGCAGCCACAATCGGAAACCATGCGTGAGTTATCGCAATATCTACGCCCTTATAGCATCCATAAAGACCGGATGCGGTTAAATCATGCATCTTAGATAGATCTCCGCTGCCAAACCATTCAATCGGTAACCTGGCCAGTTCCGTCAATGTCCATTTATATTTCTTGTCAGAGGCTCGGAACTCTTCAATGTTGAAATAGGCCTTCATAGCAGCTGTATATATGTTCAGGGATTTGGCTAAAAAGTCTTTACGTTGCTGCGGATCGTTCTGAGCATCCAAAGCATCATTCATAATATCATCGGGCCGAATTGTAATACCGTAGTTTGGGTTGGCCTTTTCATGCTGAATCGGGCTGGTATAATCTACATCCCCGTTTTCATCTTGCTCGGCTCGGCATATGAAAACAAAATAGGCCTCAGCCTTTACGGTACCGGCCAGGATCTTCAAGCAGTACTGTAATCGCTGATAGCAAAACGAGGTCATATCGTCTCCGGCAGTAGTAATCCCGATCATCAATTTGTTACTGTAGGCCTTCATGGCCTCTTTGATGATGTTGTACTGCTTAGGATTCTTGTAAGCATGCATTTCATCGGCTATGCCTACGTTGCAGTTTAGACTGTCCTGCTTATCCGGGTTGGCAGCCAGGGCCTTTATGTATATTGCACCGTCGCCCAGATTTCCGCTAATACTGTGTTCCTGGTTGTTGTCCAATACGCGGAAGTTTTCTTTTTCGCCCAGCTGATCAAGATTAAAGAGGATGAAATTGAAACTCTGCAATGACTGCTCCAGCACTGCGCTGGTGATGTATATCTTTGAACCTGACTTCCGGTTGAGTAATGACAATGCCCAGGACAACGCCGCTACAAACCGAGTCTTACCATTCTTGCGCGGTATGTATATAAAGGCCTCTTTATAACGTCTGAGTTTTGTTCCAGCATGATAAAAGCCCAGAAGATTATATACGATGAACTTTTGCCAGGGCTCCAATAAAAAGGGTTCACCCCTTAAAGGTGAACCATCCAGTTTTTCGCCCTGGTCATGGACGAAGGTTTTTTCAATTATTCCGATTACAAATTCAGCATCTTTCGGGTTAAAGTCATATAGCGGATTCTTTAGGTCATCTAAAAATCTTTGGCAACATTGTATTTGTTCATTACAGGCTATTTTCCGGACTTCTACAATGCTATTGGCATACTCTATTACGGTATCATAGTTTTGGTATTTCTTCACTGCAGATCTCGTAAGGCCTCAGCTAGTTTTGAAATGGGCTTGGTCTCAGGTGTTACAGACTCCAGCGATCTGGGATTCAAGCATAGCCGGTCAGAGTATGCCAGGATATCTTTACGGAGTGCTTCGAGCGTGGCCACGATGGGTGCTTTTTTATATCCACCATCCGCTGTGGTCTCCTGAAACTTATAATCGCTATCCGCAAATTTTTGCATGATTATGCCATATTGTTCAACAAGCTCAGAATATATATCAATCATCCTGTTGTACTGCGGTTTATAGATTCCGAGCTTTTTCATGTCTGCGATTGTCGCATTCTTGATCGTTCCCTTTTTTGCGGTCTTCGCGGCCACCTTCTCACCTCCCGAAAAAAATTTTCAGAACTTGCTCTATTGGAAAGAGTTCCCTTAGCCCGGTCCCCTCTTCTTTAGAATTTGACCCTCGGGGTGGGGGGGATGCCTACCATGCCTGGGCCCCGTATTGTTCTATCCATTCCTGACCCTTATCGCCCAGGCGCTTGACCCACTCCAAACCCATGGGCGTGAGTTGGTTGGTATCTCGATCATGCATCTTGTTATGACACTGGCCGCATAGGCTGACCAGGTTAATACCTATCAATGCCAGGGCCTTGTTAAACAACAGGCACCAGTTCAGTGGTATAATGTGGTGCACTGTAGTCGCCGCCGTGCTTCTGCCGTATCTCTTGCATTCCTGGCAGAGGTATTCATCACGGCGTAAAATCTTTGGTTGCTTTGTTCTCCATTGTTTGGATTTATAAAAATTCATATCAATCCTGATCCCTAATGGCCGTCAGCTTGGCAACATACTCCATCCTGATATCCCCCGATATTCTGGTATCTAGAACAAGTTCACCAATGACAGAAAATACAGCCTTAAAAGCTTCTAGGCCTTTAATCTCAACCTGAACATTTAGCCCTTTAATGCGCTGCAGAGGCGGTGGATCTGGAGCCTTTGCTGGCGGTAAGCTTTTAGAACTTGTTTCCATGTTTAATCCTCCAATCTTAAACCTCTTGTTGCTCTGCATCGCCGAGACCGAAAAGTATGCCTGGCTTACCTTCTTCTTTACTGGCGGGGAGGTGACGTCCATGAAAGCAATAATTATAATCTTCTTCATTCGTCTGGCAAAAATGAAGTAAGTAGCAATCACAAAAAAGCGCCAATCCTCAATGGATTGGCGCTTTTTTGCATGCCCTTTAGGGGGATGCTTATTGTTCTTTTAATATTCGAACCATCTCGATTATCGCTTTAGAATAATCTGATTCCCAATATGGGTTACCATCTTTTGCGTAATCAAATTCAATTGTATACCCATCATAAAAGGTAACCTTGGCAACATTTTTAGCGTCGGTATAATCTGATAGTTCACACTTGATATTTATATTTGAAATGTCCGATTTTTTCTTAATTATAGTTTCCAGTGTTTTGCCACCATCTAGTGCTTTAGCAATTATGATTTGCGAACTTGTTGTAATTACAACAATGCAAACCATATCTGGATTGTTTATAGCAGTGTCAAATTCATCAATTGCCAACATTCCTTTGGGATATATAAATGTAATATTTTCATCACCAATAAAAGTTGATAATCTTTCAAGTATTCGGTGTGCGCATTTATGATTTGGCTTATTATATACACTTTCTCTAATAAAACGTCTAAAACTCACTATATCAAATAAGTCCGACCCCATATAAATTACCCTCCGTTTTATTTCTATTCTACCATAGCCTACCATGTAAAGCAGGAGTATACTTTTACTTGAGTGGGAGAGATGATTTTTTCGAAGGAGGTAAACCAATGGCAAAAGACGATCTTTTAAAGCCAGGAAACATAACACCAGATTCTGGCCAGTATGGTATAGTTGGTCCACGTGGTGGTAAAACCGAATACGGTGAGGTTACATCAGTTAAGAACAAACCATTGCCACCTACCCCCGAACCCGGACTTAAGTATAAACCAGTCGACATGACTAAACACGGGAAAAAATAGGCTTCTCTCCCGCTCATAACTAAAGCCCCCGGTCACCCGGAGGCCTGAACGCAATTTTTCTATCATAAAAATCATATCAGAGTTAAATGGCAAGTTACAAGGACACGTTTTGGACACGCTAAATGGACATCATACTGCATTGGTACCATAAAGCCTTACCGCTATTCTACGCACCAATCTACCGCGGTTTCTTCTCACTGTTCGTGTTTCACAATCCAATGATTCTGCGATATCTTCATCAGACTTTGATTCAAAATACCTACCCGAAACAGACAGATAATATGGATCGCTTGTCAAGGGGGCAAGTGCCTCATCCAATGTCTTAATTTCAAATTCATCTGCAGCAATCGATGCCCTCAGGTCCTGGGCCAGAGCCTCCAGTAGTTCTTCAGGTTCCAATCGGCAGCCGCTGCGCTGGAATCTGGCAATATCTTTGCTCCGCTTAGGCAACCCTTCAGTCAATATCGTTCTCACATATTCCTTATCCCTGGTCACCTTGTCTTTTAGATCCGGGAGGGCATAAAGTCTTCGCTCAGTTGTTTTATATATATCCTCTGGAGACTTCGCGACTTGGGTACGGCCAACTTCGATGGCCTTGGCCACAGCATTTTCAACCGCTTTATTGATAACGGCCTCGATATCAATTATATTGTTAGTGCTTTCAGATATTACCTGCTTCTTGCCCAACCCTAACCCCTCCTTTATGTGATTTTTCCGTGATGTAACAACATTTATCTTCTTTGACAAAACCGTTCAAACAGAATAACCTATTGTTAGGTTCACTAGTCCCTCTCATCTTGGGCAATTGCAGCCCTGTGATCATGGACTATTTTTGGACCTGTGAAAGCCTGATGTGGAGGGATACCTGGCAATTGGAGCCGGGCAAGCTGCCATTTTTCAGGCTTTTTTAATCCCTTCATGTGATTTAGCACGGTTCGTTCCTCTGGAGGAGTAATTCTTTTTAAAATACGCATTACTTCCGGCGCTTATATTCGGGTATTAAGCCCCCGGCTGAGCCCCAACAACAATCAAATGTTCTGCCCAGTTTAAGCGCCTCCACAATTGGTATATAATCTTATTGGAAGAGTCCGTTAGTATCGGGTCGCTTTGGGCGTTAAGATCAGAGGGTGCGTTTTGTGCTGCACTGACCCCCCGAAAGGACTCTTCTCAATTTTCCTTGCTGCGCATCTATACCATGAAATCCCTCAAATCATTTACAAACATGCCGCAATTGGCCCTCTTACCGGTTCAGCATCATCCATTGCTTGTTTTAAGGCTTTTATTTGAGCCTGACTCAAGGTCAGCAGCAGGGCACTCTCCTCTTCCTTGCCCACATCCTGCCCGATAATTACAGTGGTTTCTCCCGAGACCAACGGCATAACAACAATTTCACAGTCGACAATGCCGGCGAAGTTATGCAATCCGTATCTCTCGCTCATAAAGGCATTTCCTCCTCTCCAACATACCGGCCAACATCGGCCCATTTATCTTCTTTCCGGGTAGCACTGACTATCCTTTGAACCGGCTTATCATAGTGCAGCGCAATGTTTTTATCCGGCTCACCATCACGATTCTTCTGCACATATAATTTGTAATTGGCATTGATAAACCGCGGATCGTACTTCTCTTCTTTTTCGGCTTTATCCAGCGGCGCCAGTTTTAACAGCAGGTCGCACTCGTTTTCGATTCTTTTGGATCCCTGGAGAGTGCCATCTGGATTAAGCTGGGCCAAAACCAATACTGGTATCATTAATTCCTGCGCCAACAGTTTCATGGACTTGGCTACCTGCTCTAGTACCTGCCATTCTTGAAGCTTATGGTCCTGCTTGTCCATACGACCGACATAGTCAACTATGATCATCTCCACTTTGTGCTGAATCTTTGCCCTCTTGGCATGCATAACACATCTGACCGGAGTTAAATGCGGTGAATAGCTGTGAATGAAGCCAGATCGTGCGATAGAGTTTATTGCTTTGTTCAACCGGATCTGGTCATCAGGACCCAAATTGCCTTCTCTTATTGCCCGATAGGGTACACCAGAAATAACCCCTGCTAGCCTTTGATGCACTACCTCCTTGGTCATTTCTGTGTTGGTATATAACAGTGGCTTACCCTGGTCTATTGTTATGTTTTTGGCCGTCTGGAGAGCAAAGGCCGTTTTGCCTTTTCCGGTCTGTGCGGCCAGTATGATCAGATCCCCGCCCTTATATCCCAGCGTCAATTGATCTAATTGCGAAAATCCCGTAGAAACCCCTTCAATTATCGGTTCGCCATTAACGACAGACGCCTGGTACCGCTCTATTTTTTTATCCATCAGTTCCAGGAGATTCCGGGCTATCTGCTGGCCGTCCTCAAAATCGTCCCTTACCCGGCCAATATCAATCTGAGATAAATCCCGGATTGCTCCGGCCAGGGTATCATCTATTCCGTTACTGCCGTTATCAGCCAAGGTAGCCAGACATTTTGTCAGCACCGAATAACAAACGCGAGCCTTTGAACTGGCTATGACTTTATCAATCCAATATTGGATCTCGCTTTTATCCGCGTATTCCTGAAAAACATCATGGATATCCCTTAGTTGGCCGGTTGACTCATATAGACCATAGACCGCACTCTCTTTAAGAATGGTCCCATAAGTGGGGAATACGCCCTGCGTGTAGATGGCCACTATTAGATTAAAAAGTTCCCGGTGCAATTGTTCCGAAAAGTCATCAGGAGTAAGTTGACTAATTACCTCAATACATGATTCTTCTGAAATGGCGGCACCTGATAATACTTTTCGTTCACTCTGAACATCGGTCAATGATAACAACCTTTCCCCTCCCCTCTACATAATCTCTGCATCTTCCCCGATGCAGGACCGTGGCTTATGATCGTCTGGAGCTCGAGGTTTATGGTTCTTGGCTTTATGTTCTTGATAATTAACCCACTTCTCCCCTTCATCCAGGAAGTCGGGCAAACCGCCCTTACGTTTAAGAAAGTTGATCAGTGTCCATTTATGGCCGAAATAGTATCCTGGGTCACGATATATTTCCGAATACCTTTCTATGCCCAGCTGCACTAATTCAAGGCCATGCTTTTTGACTGCAGCATCAATAGCCCTTTTGATATCTGCATTTATTATCCGGTGAACAGTTATCCCCTGTTTATTCCAATGGTCGAAAACGACAATATATATATTATTTAAAGAATTATTTAATATATTATTTAAGGGTGCTGCAAGCCCTTGGGAAATGGGCGTTTGAGGCGAACAACAGTTGTCTATTTGATCAACTCGAGTTGTCTGTTCAATCAACTCCAGTTGATCGTTTAATAAACTGTTGTCTGATTGGTCAACTGTTGTCTGTTTAAACAACTGTTGACTATCCGATAAACTATTGATTGCTTGGTTATCGTTTTTGGTCCGGAATATGGAAGGATCCCATCGATCGACATGGACATTGAAGGAGTATGTATAGGGGACTGTATTTTTATCCCGGGTTATAACCCCCCAATTAACTAAATCATTTAGTTTGTGGCTAATGAATGTTTTATCGGTCTGGGTTTCATCAGCAAAAACCTGGTGCGGTATCCGGGCGCTGGTTTTCCGCTGCTTGTTTTTCTGCTCATGCTTATTATCATGATCTGGCCAGCCATAGGTCTCCATCCATATCACGTCTATCATTGCTCTGTGAGCACCAGATAGTTTTGTTTTGGCCAATACCCTTAGTGAATCTTTTGCTATGGGAAAACTGCCATTGTCCATGTCAATCTTGGTTATCACCTGGCGCACCTCCAGTTATTTTTAAAAGCCCCCCGGAGATGGGGAGACCTCCGGGGGTATAAGGGAGTTATTGAGCAACCAAACTGCCGTAGGGGAGCTACGAACAGTCCAGCATACACAGCTGGTTTGACATGTTGTTTCTTTTCTTCCAGGGCGGGTGTATATAGTCATAGGCCCACTTATCTGCAGCCTGCTCGACCCGGGCAATCAATTCCTTGTCATCACCAAAGATAAGGTCAATTTCTTCACCCGGGCTTAAAAAATCCGAGATAGTACAAAAATGACCAATTTCGTGGGCAAAGACCCATGCCCTTTGCACCAGGGACAGGCTATCCTCCAGGAGGATTTTGCATTCTCCATCCCGACTGCTGGCGCGTCCCACGAAAGGCTTAATAAAAGTAACCTCATGGACAGATATGCCATCGAGTTCCGCCATCCGGCTTAATTGGTTTATAATCTCGGCCGCTTCTTCCCCGGTTATGTTTAGTAGTAATTCGTCTATAAGTTCCTGCCGACGCATCAATCATCCCTCCTTAAAAAAGCGATCAAGAAGTTAATACCGTCAGCAAAGCCTCTCTCATAGTTGACGCTGGTGGTCTCTCCCTCCATGCTGTCCCGGATGCCTTCATAAGCCCAAAATAGTGCCCTAGCCTGCTCCTGGTCTTTCAGCAATTCGGTCAGCCTGTTGTTGACGGCCTTCTCTTGCTCACTGAGTTTTACCTGTCTATCGGACATGGAGTAGGTTTCATAGCCTCCGTACAGGAAATCATCCAAACGCTGCGCGAAATCTTCATCTGGCTTTATCACTGCCCTTAAAAGGCGATCTATTACTTTTGATTTAGTCAAAGCTATCCCTCCTTACTTCAGAGTTTGGTGGATGAAACGTATTCCATCGCCAAACCCTCGTTCGTAAAACAACCGGGTAGCCGTTGCACTGAGCTGCTCCTCATGGATGGCGAATATTTTAAACATTTCTCTTAATTTGTCATTGGGAAGTTCGCGAAGTATTTTGCTATACATTTCATTGGATTCATGTAACATTGCCGAATGCTCACGATTCTCAAGGGGTTCCTCCAGTCGGATAAGGTAAAAAGCCGACAGGTCATCAATAAACTTAATATTAACGTCCATGAAAATGCCCCCTAACCCATGATGGACTGGATGATCATGCGCACCCCATCCTGAAAACCATTGCGATAGGAAATCATGCTGACATTACCAGTAATACCGTTCTTGGCTTCATCGAGCCGAAGAGCAATCTTTTTGATGTCAGGTATATTCATCTCGATCAGGGCATTTATAAGTTGTTCAAAGTCCCTGTCTCCATCACATTTTTCTGTGGATTCAATCAATGAACTACCCAGTGGATTGTCTATGCGGCGCATCCACAGTTGAGCCAGATCCGAAATAAACGAACCGGCAATCATTTCTCCAACACCTTTATCAGTCAATGTGCTTTTAGCCATTTACAATCTCTCCCTCCATGTGTTAATTTGTTAATAGCATTTTTGAAAGCCGCCTCTGGGCGGTCTATTTTTTTGTCTCTCCAAATAGATTGAAAACCTCCATAGGGTCTTTTATAAATTGTCCATAAGTCCGTTCTATCCAGGTTATAGCTTCATCCTTGCTCATCCGCCGGACATCTTTCCGGATTTCTCTGGCCGGCTTCCCATATCGCTTCATAGCCAAGAGTTCATAATACTTGTCCATCATCTGGGCGGCCTTCGGAACGTCATCCTCCACCATGCTTAAATAGGTCAGCTTAAGAGTCCCTCGAGCTGATAGAAGCGGCCCAGTGTCTTCGGTTCCATCCAGTAAATCATCCTGGCTATAAACAGACCGGACGCAGCCACCTTCTTTTTTCAGCCGGCGCATCATTACATTGGGACCGTCCATCTGGGCCTGATAGGATATGAAGCGTACATCCTTTTCGTAAGTAACTGAGATACCTTCATCTTTGAACAAGTCCATAATAGTCTTTACCCCGGCTGCTGCTAATGAAATGTCGGTTGCTTGCGGGTAAACAAAATTGATGCCTTGCCTGTAAACTACAACTGCATAACCGGAATAGGGATTATCCTCCTCGATCGGGAAAACGAATATGGTACCTCCTAATTGCTTCCGAAGTTCATGGGCTCTGGTTTTGATCTGGTCTTCTGTCACGTTGTCTTTCCCCTCCTCTCTATTGGTTTCAGGTTAGGTGTGATTAAAATGACCATACCTAGCCATTACATCGTTTGAATAAAACCGTGTCCGGTAGGTAACTTTTGCTATGCACCATGGGAAAGATCTCTCTTTAGGCGATCTAAAATATAGATTTGGCCCTTTGGGGTTACCCTCGTAACCTTATACAACTTGGGGCCTTTTGTTGTTTCTGTAACCCCCTGGGTAATCTCGAAATAGCCTCGGTCAATATATTCCTGATAGGGTTCCCTTCCGTTGGGGAAAAGGAGATGCCAATCACGCAGCTTCTGATATAATCTCTTTTCTCCAATACTGATACCGTTCTTGGAAGCAACTTTCGCCAACTCACGGACAAGAATGCTGTCCTCGGAGGCAGCGCAAGTTTCAGCGAATGCGACCAGTGGCTTTTGTGCTTCCAGCCGTTCCGCTTGGTCAGCAGCCAGCCGCAATGCCTGGGCGAATGTTTGGGGAATAGCAGGAGTAGATGATAGGGCATTTTCCATCTGATCGAATCTCTTGGTATAAAATGCGGTGAATGCGGTGCCTTTGACTCCGGTAAGCTTATTGGCTATGAAGTCACAGCCGATCTTGGTTGCGTCATACTTGGGTCTTTCCTGACCGTTGCCGTCGCTGTATGACCCTTCAATGAAATAATCAGCCGGGCGCAATCTTGCGCTGGGGTCCTCAATACCCATATTGGCTTCGTTCATCTGTTCAATATAGGTCCTGATGTCTCTTAGTAGCTCTTTGTGCTGCTTCTTTACCATTTGGGCAACTTCCCTGCTGTCGATGGTTGGCGCGGAATTGTTAACGGGTATTAATTGATTCACAGGCTGTCCTCCTCTCATAATAAGGTCAGATTTCGAGATCACTCTGAGTGATCACAATGGGTATATGCGTTTTACATACTCCCTTCTATTGGTTTCATCCTGGCCAGTAATCCGGCATAGGCCGGCCACCCATCTAATGTCTTCTTCTCCAGGTCCGCCCTGGTCAAATGCTGAAAGTGGTCACCATTCTCGGCCTCCAGATAATGATCTTCGGTCACCGGCACCAGGTCCTCGTTTTCAAGCTCCAGGTAAGCCTGTCCATCCTCGATCACCAGGTAGCCATAGGTCCAGCCGTCCAGCAGTGCATCAATTCGATTGATCGTTTGTTGTAAGCTATTGGCTAAAAGAAACATATGGTGCCTCCCTTTTTACTTGATCTGCCGAAGCTTCCCATACTGGTTCTCTTCCGGCTTCTGGACACTGGCATCCTCCCGATCCTCAAACCATTTGTCCAGACCCTCCTGGCTGAAAAGCACCCTGCGGCCAACTCGGACACAGGGTATTAGGTTTTTTTTGGCTTTTTCAAGCAGGGTCCAGTAAGAGATATGTAAGTATTCTGCGGCTTCCTGGGCTTCCAACATATGACGTGGCATATAATCACCTGCCTTTCAAACCTTTTCAGCCCTTGATTCGGGCAACGGTAGCATATAAATAAGTCCTCCCCGGGTAAACAATCCTTGATGATAGTTCTGTTTAAATTGCATTTTTCTCCGATATATCCCCAAAAATATCTATCATGGGTACTCCGAACGCAATTGCAATACAACGTCGATTGTTAAATCGCGGGTATTTTTTGCCAGATTCCCAAATCCAGTAGTTCTTTTTGGTTGTTCCACACTCGTTTGCGGCTTTTTCCTGTGACCAACCTTTGGCCAATCGTAAAATAGCTATTTTCTTGTTCCAAGGCATGTCCTGTACAAAGGTTTGAATTGTATTCATATCATTCACCTCGCATAAAATGTATCTTTGTGGCGTCATTTTTATTAATATATCACCAATGACGCATTTAGTATATTCCACAATACCGCCTAATGGCGTCATTTAGCCTAAATATATACAACGTGCGTCAATTATCGCTCTTTGTCTTCAAATGCTTGATTTAGTGACGCCATGGGCGTATAATTACCACACAGGGGGTTAAGTAAAAATGGTGATTTCGAAGGAAAACCTTGGGGAACGAATTAAAAAAGAGCGAAGAGAAAAGTCAAATAGACTTGGCAGTAAAATCACTCAAGAGATCATGGCTAATGACATGAATGTCTCCCGAAGTTTCTTGGGAGATATTGAAAGAGGCCGGAAGTTTCCAAATTACGATTTGTTAGGCAAGATAGCCGAATATTTCGGTGTAACAATTGATTATTTATTGGGCAAATCACCCTTTAAAACGCAGCAAGAAGCAGAATATTCAATTATTGTTGTTGCCATGAAAGTTGCATTTAACGAAGGTGTCTTTAAAAGTCAAGGTCAACCCCATCTTTGGGAGCGAATATTTAGCTATATTGACATGATTTCTCTTGCGTATACCGAAGAAACAATACAATACATCGGTAGCTTGCTTGATAAAAAAGATCTGAGCAATATCGAGTATTTCGATTTATACAAATTTTTAGTGAAAGATATTCATTGGCCTGAGGATTTTAATGGCCCGATAGTCATTAACGTATTAGGGGTAAAAATAACTGCTTATGTTGATTATTGGGCGATTCCTAAAATAGACATAGATGAATCCCAAAGCCGTCTAAATGGAGTATATATACCGGGAGTTAAAAGTTTTGATGAGCGCACCGGAAACTACAAAAAAACATTCATTCCGGATTCTATTGAACAAAAATCAAGTATTAGATTTAAGGCCAAGCCATCTAGAAAAAGAAATCTCAATACTCGAATTCCTGTACTGGGGGAAATTCAAGATCTTAACGTAATCAAGTCAGAAAACAATATTGACGTTCATTTGGATTTAACCGAGGAATTTGAAGAAACCTTTATGATTGTCGTTGATGATGATAGCATGGCTGAGTTTGGAATATATCAAGATGATTTGATTGTTTGTCAGGAAGACGATAAAGCTGACCCAGGAGATATAGCAGTTATTCTAAATGATTTCAAGCCAAGCTTAATGAAAGCAGTTTTAAGAATATATGCAGAAGCAAATGGTGCAGGTGTATTTCAATCTCCAAACCCGAACTATGGAGACATAGTAGCCGATGCTCGCCATAGAATTGTGGGTTATCCTGTAGCATTAATAAGGGATTTGCAAAATAGTAGAGAAGCAGGAACATCATACGCAATACCTCATGGTCCGTGGTTCGAAATAATGGAGTTGGCACAAAATTATGGTTTAACCCCTAAGCAGGCATACGACATTATAAAAACCCATATAACTCTTAGCAAACGACTTAAAGGGGATTTGTGATGTCTGGAAAGATCCTTGTAAAAAAGAAATATATGAAATACCGATAAAATAGGTCAGTTATAGGAGGCTTTTCTTTTTCGAAAACGAAAGCCAAATGTACAAAAAAGCAAAAAAATACACAAAAAAGGACATAATTTCACCCATTTTGAAGGTTGCATAAAAGCAAGGCGGGGCATAATATAGTAGTACAATTAAATATTGTACAGCTAATATGCCCGTGCAAGTAACTCTCCCGGCATAAGGGAAGTGGTGAACCCGCGGGCTTTGATTTGGGGAGGGGTAACTGGATGCAGAAGACGGCCATTATGGTTGATGGAGGCTTTTACCGAAGGCGAGCTCAGACGCTTATGGGGGACAAAACGGCCGAGGACCGGGCCAAGGAACTCATGGAATACTGCCATCGGCACCTGCGGGAAAAAAATTCAGGTATTAGAAATGACCTTTACAGGATTTTTTATTACGATTGCCCCCCCATGAGCAAACGTGTTTTTCATCCGTTATTACAGAAGACCGTTGATTTTTCAAAAAGTGATTTGTATACATGGATGACAGCGTTTCTTACAGAGTTAAAAAAACAACGCAAAGTTGCTTTACGTCTTGGTATGTTAGCAGATTCTCAGGCTCATTATAACCTCAATCCAGAAACCTTAAAAAGGCTATATAATGGCAAAATCGCATTTACTGATTTAACAGAACAGGATTTTCAGATTAATGTCTCACAGAAAGGCGTTGATATGAAAATTGGTCTTGATATAGCTTCTCTGGCATATAAAAAACAGGTTAATCAGATTATATTAATATCGGCTGATAGCGATTTTGTTCCAGCAGCAAAACTTGCCAGACGCGAGGGTATTGATTTTATTTTAGATCCGATGTGGGCATCGATAAATCCTGATTTGCACGAGCACATTGATGGCTTACGTTCGTGTACACCGAGGCCCAGACCTCATACCCCGATTGTTTCTCCCGCCATTGAAGAAGTTGCTGATATAAAAGAATAACTAGGAGGTGAATATTATTGACAGAAGACAAAAAACTCCGAAGCTCAGTGGGATATTACAGGAAAAGGGGTGAGAATTCTTACGAATTAGACTACCGGCGGAATAGGACAACTGTTAAGGCTAAAAATGATACTGAGGCTGCACGCTTACTCGCTAAGTTTATTGCCGATGTAGATGCTGGTCGATTTAAAAAGCCCAGCAAAATGACGGTCAAAGAATTTTCCGAGCGTTTTCTCCGGGACAACCCCGATTTATCAGCTACAACAAAGCACAACTATGAATATTACTTGAATCAGCGCATACTGCCGGCTCTCGGGGCAAAGAAAATCGACAAGGTCAAGCCAACCGACTTATTAGACTTCTACGCAAATCTCAAAGAAGACGGCATTAGGGATGACGGTAAGCCTGGTGGCCTGAGTCCGGCTACGATCCAGAAGCACCACCATATCCTATCATCAATGTTTGCCTTTGCCGTGGAGCTAAATGAACTTGACGAAAACCCATGCAACAGGGTAAAGCCTCCGAAGATCCCCAAACGCAAGAAGGCCAGTATCGATAGGGAACCAGCCAAGGATATGCTCAGGGCACTGGGAAAGGAATCTCTCAAGTATAGGTGCATTGCACTTATCGGGGCCTGTACTGGCATGCGCCGCGGAGAAATCCTTGGTCTAGGTGACAACACCTTGGATTTGGAGAATTGCATTATTCGGATCGAACGTGCCTCCACCCATATTTCAGGTAAAGGCATCTTCTTGGATGATCCCAAAACCGAAACTAGTATTAGAAACATTCCATTCCCTAAAGCCATAGTCCCTTTACTTGAAAAAATGATAGCAGAAAGAAATAAGCAGCGAGAGAAATGCGGCGATAAGTGGCAATCTCAAATAGAGGTCCATGGACAACTAATTGATAATGACCTCTTGTTTACCCAATGGAACGGGAAACCAATGCACCCTAATTCGGTTGACACTTGGTTCCGGAAGTTTAAGGAAGACAATAACCTCCCGGAAAACCTTAAATTCCATGGATTAAGGCATACCAATATAACCTTACTCCTGAAAGCAGGTGTTGATGTAGGTACCGCTGCCGACATGGCTGGTCATGCAAAGAAGTCAACGACCCTGGCATACGATGATCCAGATGCTGAAGCACTTCGCAATGTTGCCGACAAAATAAACGATGCCCTGTCATTAGAGAGCATCGTTCCCAACTTACTGAACCATCCTGTTAACATTAAACGGAAGGGGAAAAAGGCAGCCAGCAAATAACATTCCAACTTGGTTCTAATGGTATTGAATAGGGTAACCTTTTGCCCTCTTTGTCGGCAATTTTGTCGGCAAAGACAATTTTGAGTGATTTTCATAAAAATACCGGGGTCCTCAAACCCCGGTATTACTTGTTTTCAATGGTGGGCGCGGAGGGTTTCGAACCCACGACTTCTACCGTGTGAAGGTAGCACTCTCCCGCTGAGTTACGCGCCCGAATTATTGGTATTATATATCATGCAATCAGTGTTTTCAAATCAGTCGAACAACTGCCCGGAAACGATGGTCTGGGAACGGCGGGGACCTACGGCCACTATGGACTGTTTTACCCCGGCGAGTTCCTCGATCTTCGCGATATAGTTGCGGGCCTCCAGCGGCAGGTCACCCCATTCGGTAACATCGGAAAGGTCCTTCTGCCAGCCCGGCAACTCGATGTACTGTGGTTCGCACTTGGCCAGTACCCCGATATTTTCCGGGAATTCAGTGATTATCCGACCCTCGTAACGATAGCCCACGCAAATCTTAAGTACCGGGAATTCATCCAGCACATCCAGTTTAGTCACCGCCAGGTCAGTCATTCCGTTGACCCGGGTGGCATAGCGCAGGATTACCGCATCCAGCCATCCACAGCGGCGGGGACGTCCGGTGGTGGTGCCGAATTCGCAGCCGCGCTGGCGCAGCTTTTCCCCCAGTTCATCGGTTAGTTCGGTGGGGAAGGGTCCTTCGCCCACCCGGGTAGTATAGGCCTTGGCTATGCCCAGCACCTTGTTAATACAGGTCGGGCCGATTCCCACACCCACGCAGGCTCCGCCGGCGATGGGATGAGAAGAAGTCACATAGGGATAAGTGCCGTGATCAATGTCCAGGAGGGTTCCCTGCGCACCTTCAAACAGCACTTTCTTTCCTGCTTTAATCTGGTTGTAAACCAGATAGGAGGTATCATCCAAATAGGGTTTTAAGACCTCCACCTGGCTGAATAATTCGTCCATCAGTTCCTGGCAATCGAAGCCTTCTTCACCGTATATCTCGCGAATTATACGATTCTTGTATTCCACCTGCGCACAAAACCGAGCTTTAAAATAATCCCTTTCGTGCACCAGATCAGAGATCCTGAAGCCGATCCGATTGATCTTGTCAGCATAGGTGGGACCGATCCCGCGCTTGGTGGTACCGATTCCATTGCTGCGATCTTCCAGCTCATCGATCTTTTTGTGGTAAGGCATTACCAGCGGCGCCCGCAGGCTGATCCTGAGGTTGCTGGTATCTATTCCCCGCTGTTGCAGGCCTTCCAGTTCCTTGATCAGGTTGCCCATGTCCAGGGCTACACCGTTGCCAACTACACAAAGGGTCTGGGGGTAGAGTATTCCTGACGGCACCAGATGAAGCATGAACTTCTCGTCCTGGACTTCCACGGTATGTCCGGCATTGCTTCCTCCCTGATATCTGACTACGCAATCTGCCCGCTTGGCGAGAAAATCAGTAATCTTGCCCTTACCTTCGTCTCCCCACTGGGTTCCAATCAATACTACCGCTGACAC